AATGTAGTACTACCAGTAACTGTTAGAGTTCCTGTGATGTTTGCATTTCCTGTAATAACCAAATCGTTATCACCAAAAATACTTCCTCTAACTATTAAATTACCGTCTGGATTAAAACCTGTTTGCTTTGTCATTTAAAATTCCCATTGCATAAATGCTTTAGTTGTATTTATCTTTTTGGACAAAATGTCAAAAAAAAGCACCTCTCGAAAGAGGTGCTTAGTTTTTGGTTTTCCGTTAAGAAATAATTCTTACTGGAATACTACGTTTGCTAATGTGATTGCATCAACATAGTCTGCCGCATTACCAAGAGATGAAGCAGTGTTTGTAAGTTCGATATAACCATATCTGGTCATGAAACTTACCACTGGTTCAAATGTAGTAGGATCCATAACTGGACCTGTACTCATCAATGGAATGTATGGGCAATAGAATGCTGGAGCATCTGTTTCGCTTGAACCTTTGTATCCAACAAGAACTTTAGTTCCGTCAGCCGCATAACTATCTACGAAAACTTTGATTGTACCGTTAAGTACACCAGCAAGTTTTGTGTTAGTTGGTGCTTCGAATGAACCTTCAGTTGTTCTTGCGAATGTTGAAGTTGACGCACTTTGTAGTACTGTCAATGCTTCTGGGCTAACTACGATGTAGTTACCAGCGCCTCTTCTTGTTCTAGCGGCGATTCTGTTAGCACTTCTGTTGATTTCAATTGCTAAAAGAGCATGTCTGTCACCAACGTATGTTGGAGTACCGATCACGCTTGAGCCGTTGAAGTCAAGAGTTGTACCTGCGCCTGCTAAAGATCTTAATGAACCGATAATTTCTTGGTCGATTTCAACTACGATTTCTTGAGCAAGAGCTTGCATAATTTCTGCTTCAACATCAAGACCGTGCATAGACTCAGCGTCTTGAGCCGCTTCAAATGTCCATCTTGCACTTAAACGTCTTGTTTTTGCTTCAACAGTTTGTTTCAAGATTTGAATACTCATTTTCTTACCTGGAGTACCTTCTGCTGTTGCAGTTGCATCTGGGCTACCTGAGTATGCTGTAGCAATCTTGAATGGGCTTAAAGCCTCATCACCTGGGTTCACGCCACTTGCAGATTCTGCGTAACGTGTTCTCAAAGTGTGAATTTGTCCTACTGGACCAGTCATTGGCTGAACGCCAACTAGTTCGTTTGCGATCACTGAAGGCATAACCCTTCTGATCAAAGGTAACATCACCTTGTTAAGTGTTGCAACGTTGCCAGCCTGTGTAGCACCGCTTGATGCGGATTCCTGAAGATATCTTTTTGTATTTTCGAGGACTACGTCTAAAGTGCTCTTTCTAGAACCATTTAGACCTTCAAGAAGTGCGTCCTTAGTTGCTGACCAATTGCTTTCAAATAATTCTGCCATCTTTATTCTCCTAATTTGAAAGTCCGGCTAATTTACGGATTTGGTTGATTTCAACCACGTCCTGTTCATCTTCAGATGAAGGCTGAACGTTTTTATTACCAGTGTGTTCTTGTCTCACTGATTCTGTCAATGGTTTTCTTTCCTCTCTAGCGATAGTTTCGCCATCTAATACAGATGGAAGATACTTGTTGAATTGCTTCTCTAAGTTCTCTGTCTTAACACTTTCGAGTAAGTCTACCATTAAGTCTTTCTTTGCTTTTGATAAAGGTTTGAGTAACTCATCAAGTTTTTCCTTACGGTCCATCTTGTCTTTTGCAACTCTTAATTTGCTTTCTGTGAGTTTCACTGCTTCTGCGTTTGCTTCTGCTTGTGCTTTACTTTCTGCTAATTCTTTCTTTACATCAGCGATTTGTTTTTGTAAATCTTTTACTTCTGAGCTTTCGTTCAAGTAACTTGATCTGTACTCATTGGCAAATGATTCAAATATTCTACGACCAAAATCGTTTTCTCTTGCGGCTGTGATATCGTCTTTAAATTGTGCAACATTCTCTTTTACAATTTTGTTGACAACTGTTTCAACTTTGTTAGCGGCTCTTTGAATAAAGTCTTTCTTAGATTCAGCAAGTTGTTTCTTACCTTCTCTGATCATTTTGACTTTTTGTTCAACTAGCTCTTGCTTGTCTGCATGGAACTCTTTTAATTCTGTTGCTAATTGCTCAACAACAAAATCGTCTAACTTCTCAACATGTGATTTCACATTTGATCTGTCAGCTCTGAGCTCTTGTACTTCTTTAGCAAGTTGTTCTGCTACAAACTTTTCAAGTTTTTTAGCATGTTCGCTAACAGCCTTTTTGTAAGCAACTCTTTCTTCAGCAACTGCTTTTTTATCTTCTGCAAGTTCTGCAATTTCTGCTTCTACTCGCTGTTTGATAAAACCGTCAACTGCTTCAACAATTAAGCCTTTGTCATGCTCATATCTTTGAGCAAACTCTTCTCTTAATTCTGCTGTAAGTTCCTCACGGGCTTCGGCAAGACGACTTTCCCAGGCCTCAACGATACTGGAACGAACTTCTTCGTTTATATCGTTTGACTCGATCAGGTCTTCAAAATTTACTGCCATAGTAGTCTCCTACCTCAATTTTAGCTCGTTTATAAATGAAACGATTGATTTAGTTAAGTGCTTTTCTGCACTTAGGTTACCGTGTGTATAGTCTTTGGCGATATCATGTATAATGCTACCACCTCTCATATTAAATAAAGACTCGTAAATAGTCTTTGGATACGCATCTGGTGCACTAGGCTGTGCAACAATATCTACAGTAACAATATCAAAATCAGACACACGACCTGATTCATTTACGTTACCGCTACCTCTACTGCTAACACCTAATTTTGCACCTGCTTTTAACAAAGCCTTTGCAATATTACCCATTGGCGTATCAATTATTTTCAACTTCCCTAGACCGTTAGAGCCATCACATTGCATTTCTGTAATGATATGGCTCACTCTGTCTAGATTGATTTGAAGTTCTTCTGGATGATCTAACTCACCCATTACTGTTTCACCTTTTGATAATCTTGATGTAACATTTTCCACAGCACGTTGAATTTCATCCTTGGGATATACTCTACCGTTTTGGTTTTTTACATCACCTTGAATGAATAATCCTTGCATGAACAAGTCTTTCCCGTCGTTAGATTCGAGTAACTCGATTCTACTCTGTTCTGGACTCATGTATTCATATAACTTACGCACTGTTTTTTTACCTCACATTAAACCTTTTTAGGCTCTACTTTGATATTATCTGTTGGTGTGTGGTCTTTTGCTGATTCGCCTTTAACGCCTTCGCTACCGTCTTTTGCTTTCACAGGCGCACCTGCTCGGTCAATTCTAGTATGCTTAGGTGCTTTAGTGAATGGTGATTGATTGTTGTCTGCGTTGCCACCTTTTGGTTCTGCAACTTTATCAGATAACTTAGTTGCTTCTTCAACAACTTCGTCTTCTTCATCAACAACTTCTTCATCTAAGTCGTATTCGACGCTTTCTTCTTCCATTTCTGGTTCCATGTCCATGTCATCCATGTCCATTTCCGCATCCATTTCTGCTTCTTCGCCGTCTTCGCCTTCTTCTTCACCTGCTAATAGTTTTTCGAATTCAGCTCTTAAATCTTCAAGTTCATCTTCTAAAGAATCAACTTTGTCTTCAAGATCTTCTTCACCTTCGCTTTCGTCTTCGTCTTCTTCGCCGATTTCGTCGCTTTCGATATCATCGTCTGCTTCTTCAACGTCGGAAACAAAGTCTTGCTCTGGGTCTGAATGATCTACGAATTCTTCAACAGCATCTTCTTCAACAGCCTCTTCTTCCGATTCTTCTGCTTCTTCTACTGCTTCTTCTTCTGATTCTTCTTCAGCAACTACTTCATCTTCGTCTAAGATACGCTCGTACTCTGCTCGAGCTGTCTCTACGACGTATTCGTGTAGTAGCTCTTCGGCACGCTCGTTATCTTCCGCAAGTAGTAATTCTAGAACTTGTTCTAATTTACTGCGATCTGACATTATGAGCTCCTATTTTATAGAATAATTTGTTGTTGTACACTCGCACAACTACATCTTAATGTAACAATACTTATAAAAGTGGTGTTTTTTTAGGCGCAAATAGGCAAAAAACAGCCTATTTTGCTAGAAATGTTTGTAGATTATAGTATTTGTACTATATGTTTGTATGATTATGTTATTATTTAGTTTTGTTTTTTTTATAAAATATACTCTGTTAATTGCTTAAAAGTGGTATTTGCATATTCTATGTGTGCTTCTTCTGGTAGATGATGATCATAGTTAGGGCCTGGACTGTCTTCCCATTTACCATATATTCTGTCTACCACATCTAAGTATTCTGAAATTCCTCTACGTTGCATGTTTTGCTGTGGAATATCCCATTGTGTTTCCTGTTCTGCATAAGAACTTTCCACAGAACTTTTAAGGTCATAACACTCTGCCCAATCAAATGTATTGGGAGAAAAAATAAATTTTTTGCCCTTATTTTGCAGTTTATAAAGAACATAAGTCAATATCATTTGTTGTTTATGTCTTTCTAAATCAGCATCAAAATGATATAAAAACCATTTTTTAAATACATCATAACTGTTTTTTGTGAACACTTTTTCATAACGTTGTAACAGTCTATGGTCTTCAAAAGATTTATCAACTGAGTCATCTAACACGCCGCCGAAACTGTCTACGAATATTGTGGGGTCATATCCTTTACCAAATCCAGGTGCTGTTTGGTGCGTAAATTTTTCAGATACAACATGATCGTGATCCACATTGTCAAAACCTTTTGTAGGATCGTAGCGGTTAGAATTTAATAGTTTAAACTCTCCCCTAGTTACTGTGGTGGCATTTATAATGAATAAGTCTGGGTTATAGTGTTCTAGTGCATACTCTACTTGCAGTGCTATACCAAAATTACTACAACCGGGTTTGGCTATGTTCACATAGTCATAACCCAACATGTTTGAAAGGTGTTTTCCGAATTCAATATCAGGGTGTTTGGGA